TCATGACCGCCTCGGAAAGAGTGAAAGCATTCTTCCCATCCACCTCCGCAAATTACATCAACAATCGGTCGAACGCAGGTGCTGTAGGTTCTATACTACAACACCCAACATTACTCAAAGGATTGCGACGTCCGGGAGGTTACTTACAAACTAGACACACAGAAGAGAGCGAGAGAATAGAGGATGAGGGAAGAATAGAGGTCGATGATAATCAACCACAGTTCACCGATGCCTTCCAAACTCTTTGGCTAAGGATATTATCCGAAGCTCAAAGGGAGGAAAACAACGCTGAACCAGTGGCATTAGCCGAATCATTAAAGATCCGGGTAATCACGAAAGGACCTCCATTTATCCAAACTGTCTTAAGAGGCATCTGGAAAAAGATGCACAGTATAATGCGAGAACACCCAGCCTTTCAACTAATAGGGAAACCAGTCGATCGTACTTACGTACTAAATCGAATGGGAGCCAAATTAGAAGAAGGGCAGGCGTATTTGTCAGGAGATTATGCCGACGCCACAAACAACTTACGAAGTTGGGTATCGGATACGATAGCACAAGAATTCGCCGAAGAGGTTAAACTCTTTCCGGTAGAACTCAGAATGCTAAAGAAATCATTGACAGGTCACACTATAAGGGGACTCTTACAAAAAACAGGACAGCTCATGGGATCAGTTACAAGCTTTCCAGTATTATGCATAGCAAACGCAGCCGTTGTCCGTTGGGCATTAGAGATCGGCTCGAAAAGGTCATGGACCCTTCGAGACGCTCCCATGATGATCAATGGAGACGACTGTGCATTACGATGCAATGATATTGGTTATAAAGCTTGGAGTAAGATAGCAAACTTTGTAGGACTCGAGAGTAGTATAGGTAAAACTTACTTCTCAAGAGACTTTGTGGAGATAAACTCAACACAATTCCTAAGAGTTGAACCAGAAATGGTAATATATGATAAGGCAATGTATAAAGAAAAAATTACACAAGGCCCCACAGGTATTACCACAAAGGTTCAAGTCTTTACAGGCTACAAAAAAGTATCACGCCCAGTACCCTTTTTAGAAACCAAATATGTGAATATGGGTTTAATGCTCGGAATGAAAAGATCCGGCATCAAGGTCAGTCTCAACGACCAACAAGACCCCGTAAACAATATTGGTACAAGGTACAGGCAACTCATAAAACTGGCCCCATCTCATCTATTAGCGTCTATACACAAAAACTTCATATCTCATCACAGGCCCTTACTTACAAAAGCAAGGGTCCCATGGTATGTACCGGAGTGGCTAGGAGGATTAGGCTTAACAGGCCTAAAAGAACCTAGCGAACTTGATAGGAGAGTAGCGAGAGCCATTATAATTAACTGGTCAAAGCAACGCCCCATACAAGTTTCACACAATAGTACACCATGGAAGACCTGGGAACTGGCCAGTAGGACAGTCCCTGAGCCCTTTGTGGTCACGCGACCGGGTATCGGTACTGAGGTTTACCTCAGTATCGTGGCAGATGCCTGCGTCAATGTCTTATTTGACTCCAATATTTCCCTCGACGATCTTTTTGAGACTGTCGTTGAAAGTACGGGGGCCAGATATTTAGACAAAAACGCACGTTTATGGAAGAAGAGCCTGAAACCAGGACTCCTTCCACCGCCAATGAGTTTAGAAGATATGATCTTCCAAACCCGATACCTATCGTATGAAAAAGAGATTGAAGAGGAGACGCAATTCTCAATCGCTCCGCTTGACTAACAACACACTGAGGGTAGTGCTTCTATCTGTTAACTAATATAATCAGATTTAAGCCCCCGGTATGTCGG